CGGATCAAGGCTCGCACGAGCCAGAAGCGTCATTTGGATGTGCCCGAGTGGGGCGAAGACGGCAAGCCAGAGCGGGTCTATTACGGCCCGCTCCTTGCTGGCGAATTGAATCGCATCCAGCGCAAGCACCCAAACTTCCTCCAGTCCGCTTCGTTTGAGGCGATGGTGGACCTGATTGTCCTCAAGGCCGAGGACGGCCAAGGCGGGAAGATGTTCACGCTGGAGGACAAGCCCATTCTGATGCGTGAGGAGGTCGGCGTGATCTCGACCGTCGCCGCCGCCATGATGGGCGGGTCGGAGAGCGTTGAAGACCACGAAAAAAACTGAGGAGCGATCCGTTCAGGTATAATCTCCTGACCTTAGCGGATCGCCTCGGCAAAACCGTCGCAGAGATTGAGGAAATCTCCATTGACGAGTATAACGAATGGTGTGCTTACTTCGCGGTAAGCGAGGAGAAATCGCGTGGCGCAAAACGATCTTAACGTAAACATTCTGGCCAACGTGAAGGGCCAGGAGCAGATCGCCACGCTGATTAACCGCGTGGGCGCCCTTGAGGCTGAAACCAAGAAACTCCAGAGCGCCAATACTGCGCTCGCCTCGTCCACCGATGTCGTGATCCGCAATGGCGTCCGCTACAACAATGCGATGGACGCCCAAAGCCGCGCGCTCCGCCAGAACAGGCAAGGCACCCAGCAGCTTGGGATGCAGATCAACGACTTCGCCACTTCGGTGTCGAGCGGCACCAGCGTCCAACAAGCCTTCACCCAGCAGTTGGGCCAGGTCGGCTACGCCATGTCCATGATGGGCGGCACTGCCGGCAAGATTGGTAACTTCCTTGCCGGGCCGTGGGGTGCTGCTATCCTGATCGGCGCGATGGCCCTCGGGCCGCTGATTACCAAGTTGTGGGAAACATTCTCCGGCGCCAAGGCGGCGGAAGGCGCTTTGGCCAGCCTCGCCAAGCGCCGCGCTGATGACATGAAGCAGCGGTTTGAACTGCGCAACGCCGAGAAAGAACTCGGCGACATGATAAAGCGTCGGGAGAAGCTTGAGGCCGCCATTTCAACGAAGGGCCGTAAAGACGCGCAAGGCCGCCTAATGTTCGTCTACAAAGAGCAGAAGGAATTGGCGGAACTCAACAAGGCCATCGGTGACGCTAGGGCGGATATCGACTTTGGCCGCACCGAGAAGTTCAACCTTGGGCTAAAGGATATCACCAAGGATTTATATAAGCCGGTCAAGCCGGAAAAGGTCGGATCGTCAGGAGGCTCCAGCACCGGTAAGGCCGAGAAGGAGGCCGAGCGTCTCGCCAAAGAGCAGGCTAAGATCGCGGAATGGATTGCGGAGAAGAATATCGCCGCAGATAAGGAGTGGCGTGACCATTGGGTTGCCGCAGAGCAAGACCAGATGGTGGCCCTACAAGAGAAACTTGCCTTCATGGGCGAGATGGCCGACGCGACCGTCCAAGTCACGACCGACAGGCTCATCAAGCCCACTACCGAAGCCCTCGCCAAGCTGGAGGAGTCATACAAGTCCATCGGCATGGCGGTGTCGGATAGCTTCAAGGGGATGCTGACCGGTGCCATGTCGTGGAAGGATGGGATGCGTGGCATCATCAACGCCGTGATCGACGAGTTGTGGCGGCTCTATGTGGTGCAGCAGATCGTGGGGCTGGTCACTGGCTTCCTTGGCGGCATCGGCCTCCCGATTCCGGGAGTGGCCGGCGCTCGCGCAGAAGGCGGGCATGTCGGCGGGAATAAGCCCTACCTCGTTGGCGAGCGTGGGCCGGAACTGTTTGTCCCCGGCAAGACCGGAACCATCATCCCCAACAAGAACATGGGCGGCGGGAACAGCGGGGGCGGCGTCACGGTCAACGTGGACGCTCGCGGTTCGGCTGACCCCGCTGCTGTGCGCGCACAAGTCCAGCAGGGCATCATGGAAGCGGCCCCGGCCATCATTGCTGCCGCGCAGGCAAAGACTGTCGCTGGCCTGCGTAGGCCGCGCCTTGGCGGAGCAATGAAGTGACGACCATCTCGTTCCCCTCGACCCCCAAGCCTCAGTCGATCTCTTGGCGGCTCAACATGCCGACGCAGAACAACGTGTCGTCGTGGACCGGCAAGCGCCAGGTCGTGGCGTCCGGTCGCGGCTGGTGGGAGGCTACCGTGACCCTGCCGCCCGTCGTCGGCACCTCGACGTTCAATGCGTGGCGGGCGTTCCTTGCGCTTGCTCGCGGCTCGGCCAACGACTTCCAGGTTCCGGTTGATGCCACGGCGCAATATGCCAATATCGGCACCGTAAGCACCAATGTCGCCGACCAGACTGGCCGCTCGATCTCAACTAACGGCTGGCCAAACTCCACCACCACGCTAGTGGCTGGTCAGTTTGTGACCATCCAGAACCAGTTGTTCCAGTTGACCGCTAATGTCACCAGCGATGGCTCAGGCGTGGCCGTTCTATCGGTCGAGCCGCCAGTTCGGACCCCGATACCCGCCAACGCGGTGGTGGAATACCGCAACCCATACTGCCTGATGTATCTGACCGATATGCCGTCCTACTCGGTCGAGCCGGGGTATGTTTACAGCCTGACCCTTGATCTGCGCGAGTCGTTCTAATGGTTGACGCCACCACCCAGGCGGCGCTTGAGGGGAGCATCCTCAATTGGCGGGCGCTGATCTACGCAGACATCGACGGGGATGTGCTGCGGGCCACGACCGGCCTCTATGATCGCGCCATATCCGGGTCCGGCGACAGCGAACTGGACGGCACCTACGAGAGCTACGATCATAACATGATCGAAGTCGGGCCGGTCAAGCACAACGAAACCGGGTCAGATACTGTCACGATCTCCCTCAATGGGATTCTGGTTAGCTTCAACCCTATCCTAGAGCGTGATGAAGACCCGATCTATGACAGGACTGGCGGCTCTGTTCTGGCCCGCACCACCGACCTCCTTAATGTCATCGGCGACAAGACCCGTTGGCAGGGAAGGGCGGCCCGCCTGTGGTTCTACTGCGTTGACGAGAACGAGGCCCAGGTCGGCTCGATTGTGCCATACTATACCGGCTATATGAACGATCTCGTCATCACCGGGTCGCCAGAGGCGCAAAAGATCACCATGACAATCGAGAACTACCTCGCCTCGTTGTCTGGCGCCCCAGGCAAGACCTACATGATGCAGAACCTGTTCGACTCTGGCGACCTGAGCGCCAATGCCACGCTTGGCGCGGCCAATGGCCTTGGCGGCGGAGGCAGCGGAGGCGGAGGGGTTGCGTCGTCTGGCGGCTCCGGTGGCAGCGCTTGGTGGACTGGGACTAGGAGCATGGAGAAGTGATCCGCCACTCCACATGGGAGCAATCCCTTTCCGATTATATCGCCGCCAAGCGGTCTGCGCCGTTTGTTTACGGTGAGAATGATTGCTGCATGTTCGCCGCCGGCGCAGTGGAGGCTATGACCGGGGCCGATCCTATCCCGGAGTTTCGTGGGCAGTATAACAGCCTCGCCACCAGCGTGCGGGCGCTGCGCGAGATCGGACAGGGCGATCTGGAATCCACGATGGACGCCAAGTTTCCAGAGGTCGGCATTGGCTTCGCCCAACGTGGCGACCTCGCTTTCTTTGACGGCTCGGTTGGTGTAGTAATGGGTTCCTTCGCGTGGTTCGTCTCGGACGATGGTCTGGAGCGAGTGCCGCGTTCGATGTGGGACAAGTGCTGGAGCGTCGGGCGTGGGTAAGGTTCTGAAGTTTATTGGCAGCGTCTTTGTGGCCGCTGTCGGCTTTGCCATCGGCGGGCCGCTCGGCATGGCTATGTTCGCGGTTGGCGCGTCCTCGGCCCTCTCCACTATTGGGCAGCTTCTCGGGCCTTCAATGCCCAAGAGCCAGCTTTCCCGCCTTAACGTCACGCTGGACACCACGACTCCGCGCAAGTGCGTTCTCGGCACAACCGCCATGAACCTTGACCTTCGCTATCATGAGGCCAGCGGCACCAATCAGGAATACATCGATTACATCATCTGCGTAGCGGCCCACAAGGTTAAGTCGATTGACGAGATTTGGTTCGAGGAGAAGCAGGCATGGACCGCGAGCGGCGGCGTTGCCGCGACCTATTCCGGTTATCTCACGGTCGCCACGCGGCTGGAGGGTAATTCTGGAAATACCATCTCGATTAATGGCGGAACGCGCTGGGGCAGCAGCACTCGCCTGACCGGCTGCGCCTATATACACCTGCGCATCAAGCGGAGTGGCAACTCCTCTAAGACCGAAAGCCCGTTGGTCAACGGCCTGCCTAGCCGTGTCACCGTCATTGGCGAGGGCGCATATCTTTATGATCCTCGCCTCGACTCTACCGTATCTGGCGGCTCTGGGGCGCACCGCGCGGACGACCAGGCTACGTGGGGAAGCTACACCGACCCCGACGACTGCGACAACCCGGCGCTCCAATTGCTCTGGTGGCTGCTTGGTTGGAAAATCAACGACCGCCTCTCGATTGGCTGCGGCGTTCCGCCGGCCCGCATCGACCTCGAAAGCTTCATCACTGCCGCCAACATCTGTGACGAATATGTCACGCTAGCCACTGGCGGAACGCAGCGCCGCTACCGCACCTCCGGCACCGCCACCGATGCAGACGACCGCATGGGTATTATCAATACGATGTTGGCCTGCATGAACGGGACGCTGCGCGACAGCAATGGCAAACTGGCCCTAGAGGTCGTCAAGAACGACCTAGGCGACTACGTTCTCGACTTCGATGAGAATGACGTTTTGGGCGAGTTTGAGTGGAACCAGACGCGTGGCCTGACCGAATCATACAACAAGGCGCGCGGTCGCTACGTGGACCCATCGGCCAACAGTCTCTATCAACTTGTCGATTACCCGGAAGTAGGTTTCGACAGCCCAGACGGTATTGAGCGCGTCATGTCGCTCGACCTTCCTTATGTCGAGGACGGTCGCCGCGCCCAACGGATTGCCAAGCAGGTTCTCCAGCGAAACCAGTATCGCGGATTGTTCACCGCCACGTTTACAGCAAAGGCGCAGGGCTGCGTGGTTGGGGACGTGATCCGGCTTTCGTTCTCCTCGCTCGGCTGGACACAGAAGTTGTTCCGCGTTGTAGCCCAAGAGATCAGGTTCGACGGCCAGGTTCCGCTATCGCTGGTCGAGGAAAACGATGCCATCTACCGGTGGGACGCCGAGGACGGTGCGCCAGTCACCCCTACGGCCCCAACGGTCTATGACCCGCTGAACAATCCATTCATCCTCGGCGCTCTCCAGGCATCCAGCCGCCATGAGCCAGCAGACACCGCCGCCACCTTCACGGCCAACTACCTCGGCGAACTCGATACCGGCCAGTTGGCGCGGAACATCCAGTTCAAGCGGTTCCGTGGGACCACCGATGTCTCCAGCCTTGCCACTTGGACAATCGAGTCGCAGGGCGGCATCACTGGGGGCACAGTCACGGTAACGAACGGGGTGGTCAACATACCGTCCGGCGTTGCGATCCCGACCTCTGGCGAGATGACGGTCAAGTCGGTCTACGACGGCGTGGACATCAACAGCAAGGTCGCCCTGACCCGGCTGGACGCAGCGCCGCCAAGCACTGGCTCTGGTGGCGGAACGACCGTCTATGATAGCACCTTCGACAGCGTGAGCGGCACAACCCTTACGGCGATCTCGGACATCCTGACGGTCAAGACTGGCAGCGCCGGCACCATCACCTTCTCGGCGCCCCTCTCCATCTACGCTGCGGCTGCCGCCAATGACGGCAATTTCGGCGCCATTGGGCGGTGGAAGTATCGCCCGATCTCGGGATCATTCTCTGACGCCGGAACCCAAGCCGACGAGGACGCGCAATGCACCGTCGAGCAAGAAAGCGGCATCTATTACATGTATCCCGGATCGATCAGCATTGCCGCCACGGTGACTGGCCTTAGCGCCAATACCGACTACGAGGTGCAACTTTGGGCGGCCCGCGACACTGCCTCTCCGACAAAAACGATCAGTTTCGGCGGCACCGCTTCCGCAACTGGCAGCTAAATGGTAGGGTGACTTATGGCCTATATCTATGACCTGACCGATACGTGGAATGCCGGGGGCACGACCTTCTACGGCATCAAGATGAATGTGACCAACTCGGCCTCGGCGTCTGGCTCGAAGCTCCTCAGCCTCCAGGTCAGCGGGTCTGAGTTGTTCGGGGTGGACAAGGATGGCAACGTCGGGATCGGCACCACCGCCCCGAACGTTAAGCTGCGAGTTGACTACTCGAACACCTCGTTTGCGGGTGGGCTGCTTGTCGCGAATACGGCAAACTCGGGCAACGCTTGGGGCCGCATCGACGTAGCCAATACCAACACCGGAGGCTCGCTCGTCCTTGCCCAAGAGCTTTCTGGGCAGGTCAATATCATTAATACCACGAATATGCCGATGGCATTCGGGACGAACAATACCACCCGCATGACTATCGGGAACACCGGCAACGTGGGGGTTGGGACTGTCACGCCGTCTCGCCTGCTCGAAGTTTACGCCACCGGAGGGGCTATACCTTTCCGTGTGGGGAACAACCTTGGCAACCTTGATGTAGGCGGCTCTGACGGCGCTGTTGTTAATATCGACGGGCGATCATGGGCGCTCGGATTCCAGACCGGCGGACTGGAGCGGGGGCGCTTCGATACCAGCGGCAATTTCGGGATTGGAACGAGTTCGCCCTCGTGCCTTTTGGATGTCAACTCTGATAAGGTGCGTGTTCGCACCGCCAAAACGCCGTCATCAGCATCTGACACGGGTAGCGCTGGCGAGATTTGCTGGGATGCGAGCTACGTCTACGTCTGCACAGCAACCAACACTTGGAAAAGGACTGCGATTAGCACATGGTAAACTGGTCCATAGAACTACTCGAATGTAAGCCAATCTCCGGCGAGCGGGAAAACGTGGTGTGCACGATCCATTGGCGCGCGACCTACGCCGAGGGTGACTACACGGCGTCTTCTTACGGCACCGCCTCGGTTGACGAGAGTGAGGACTTCACCCCGTTCGAGGAATTGACCGAGGAGATCGTGGTGGGCTGGGTCCAAGACAAGCTCGGCTCCGCCGTGGCGCAGTATGAGGCCGCCATGCAGACCGAGGTGGCTGAGAAGATCAACCCGCCCATCGTCCGCCCCCAGTTGCCGTGGGCCTGAAATGATCCACCTCCCCCTCGCGGCCTTCATCCAGGCTCTCACCGCCTACCTGACTGGCGATCTCTGGCTCGGCGCCGCCATTGCCTCTGGCTTTTTCTGTGGGCGCGAACACGCCCAAGCGGAGTATCGCTGGATCGAGCGTTATGGTTTCGGCCTTCGCGCCAATATGCCGTGGCATGGCGGGTTCCAGAGCCGTGTTTGGAATATCAAATCAGTGCTTGACTTCGCGCTCCCGGTCGTATTTACTTGTTCTGTCGCGCCAATCGTGGGGTAATCAATGAGCCGGGGTCATTACATCTGGGAACACATCCCGGATGATTTCAAGCATATCGTTGACACGCTTTCCGTAGGGACGATGCTCGCCACCGTGTTTCAGATGCTCCCCGGTATCGCGGCTATTTTTACTATTGTGTGGACGGCGATTCGCATATACGAATCGGCCACCGTGCAAAAACTCCTAGGGAGGTCTAATGCCGACTCCGAGAATGACAGAGGAAGAACTCCTCGAAGCGATTAGGGTTGTAAACGAATACGGGAGCGTGGCAGAGGCCGCCCGCCGTCTCAACATTGCAAGACGTACACTCCAGCACCGCTACGCCGCAGCCAAGGATCGGCTGGGGCAGCGCGAGGAGGTTGATAGTCGGGCGCCAGAAGGCCACTTCGTCAAGGGCGTCTCCACGCTCTATGACGCTGACGGCGTAGTTAAGGCGCAGTGGGTCAAGACTAATGTTGACCACCAAGCGCGGCTCGACGCACTCAAAGAGGTAATCGACGCCCTAAAGGCCGATCTACCCAAGGCGGAGCCGGTTCCCGCGCCGAGCATCGTGGTTGACCATCTCTGCAACCTTTACACCTTTACTGACTACCACCTTGGGATGCTGGCCTGGCACAGAGAGGGTGGCGAGGACTGGGACTTGGAGATAGCAGAGACGATTATCTCCGCCGCCATGATCTCGATGATCCGCCAGAGTCCGGTGGCCCACACGGCGGTTGTGAATATCCAAGGGGACTTTCTGCACACGGACGGCAAGGTGCCAATCACTCCCGCCCACGGCCACGTTCTGGACGCCGACAGCCGCTACCCGAAGATCAGGAAGGCGGCGATCCGTATCATCCGCCGGCTGGTGCGCGACTGCCTTGAGTGCCACCAGAACGTCCACCTAGTTATCGCAGAAGGCAACCACGACGAGGAGGGCACCGGCTGGCTGGCCGACTTCTTCGATGTCCACTACGAGGATGAGCCGCGCGTCAGCGTGAACGACTCCGCCCTGCCTTTCTATGTGTTCGAGTGGGGCCAGACCATGCTTGGCATCCACCACGGCCATAAGGTCAAGAACGAGGCCCTACCCCTTCTATTTGCCGCCCAGTTCCCCGAATCGTGGGGCCGGACCAAGCGCCGCGAGATTCATTGCGGCCACCGGCATCACCGTGACGAGAAGGAATACAATGGTGTCACAGTGGTTCAGCACCCGACCTTGGCGGCTCGCGATGCCTACGCTGCGCGCGGCGGCTGGATCGCAGACCGGGCCGCATGGGCAATCACATACCACAAGAAGTATGGCGCGGTCGGTCGCGTCATGGTTACACCGGAGATGGTCAATGGCTAAATCAAACTTCGACCAGTGCCTCGCAGTCATCCTGCACCATGAGGGCGGCTACGTGAACCACCCGAAAGACCCCGGCGGTCGCACCAACCTCGGCGTGACCCAGCGGGTCTACGAGGAGTGGATTGGCCATCCCGTGGATGAGCGGATTATGAAGTCACTCACGGTCGATCACGTCCGCGCGCTCTACAAGGCCCGCTACTGGGAGGTGGTGAAGGCTGGCGATCTGCCGGCTGGCCTAGACCTGTGCGTGTTCGACTTCGCTGTCAACGCTGGCCCAGGCAGGGGTGCCCGCTATCTCCAGCGGCTGGTTGGCGCCACAGAGGACGGCCAGATCGGCCCACGCACCCTTTCGCTGGTGGAGCAGTTTGTGCGCGGGCTAGACGCCAAGACCGCCGTGTCCCGCTACCAGGATGCGCGGAGAGGTTACTATCGCAAGCTGAATACCTTCGGGACGTTCGGCAAGGGCTGGCTTCGCCGGGTCGATGCGGTCGAGGCAACCGCGCTGAAAATGGCAACCTGAATTGTCGGCATATCGTCTCCGTGGTATAGTCCGCGCCATATCAGGAGACGATAATGCCCTACGACCGCAAAGACTTCACTTCTGGCGCTGACAGCTTTGGTTTTGGCGGCGCTCCGATATCGCTTGGTGGCGGTAACTATACCGTCCCAGACACCGTAAAGGGCATCGTAGTAGTTGCCGCCGGCAACGTGGTTTGCACTCCGGTTGACGGCAGCGACATCACCATTACCTCGGCCCCCGTCGGCTTCATCCTGCCGTGGCACTGCGTCACCATCAAGCAGACCGGCACCACCGCGACCCTCGCCACCATTATCGGGCGATAAGCTGTGCGTCTGTCTAGGATCGGGGTGGGCCTTGGGTATGGCTCAAGGCCACACGGCAGTGGAACAACTCCTGCCGACTACCTCGTCACGACTGACGCGGAACTAACTACCGTTCTGGCTCTCGGGGCGGCCACGCTGGCGGGCAAGACCGTGGCCATGACCGGCACGTTCACCACGCCGAACTTTAACGTCTCGCCTGCGTCAACACTGACCTTCCGCAGCCTCAACGCTGGCAGCCCGGCGCTGCTGATCCGCGCAAAACTTAGCGGCTCCGGCAACCTGCAATTTCGCGACCTCAAGTTCGTAACCGACTGCTTCACCGACAACGGCAGCGCCAATTCGGGCTTCGAGGCGATTTTTTACAACTCCGGCACCATTGGCAGCCACACCTTTTCAAGCTGCATCGTTCGCGGCGGCTATGGTGGGCCGGGTTCGACCGGCGCGGTCTATACCAACGACTTCGACCCGCTTGCCACCTACCCCGAATATGCCTGCATCCTGCCAACCTTTACGGCGGGCGCGATCACGGCGGTCGCCAGCACCAGCCCGAACAACTATGTCGGCGGCTTGATGGCGGACGGGACGGGCTATACTTGGACCGTAAACACCAATACCTCGACCAATGGCGGGGTGACTTGGACGGTCAACGCGACCGGCACGTTTGACGTTGTTTCGGGCCTCATCACCAACCTTGCGATAACCAATGGCGGCGCGTCCAACGCTGGCAGCACGACCGACATGGCAACGCGGGTCAAGACTGTGACTTGGACGGCCCAGCGCCCGATGATGAATGTCACGGCTGGCGGGGTTGGTGCATCCGGTGGCCTGACTTGGGGCGGCGTCCAGACGTTTGAGGACTGCACGTTCTCCGATCTGCGCGACGGTATCAAGTTCGGCATCGCCGCGCCTGCAACCTTTATTGCCCGCCGCAACACCTTTACCCGCCTGTATCACGACTCCATCGCCACCGGGCTTTCGGGTTCGCAGGCCGGTGCCGATCACACGATCACCGACAACTTTATGACGCAGATCATGGCGCTGCCGACCGATCCATTCGACCCCCACGCGGACGGGACGCAATTTTTCATGGGGTCGGCAACGCCTAGCGATTGGCCGAACGTCACGATTGAGCGCAACGTCATGCTGGCAGGCAGCACGCGCGGGGTCAGTCAGGGCATCTTCATGTCCAACTTGGCCGGGCGGAACTACACCAACTTGCGCATTGTCGGCAATCTCGTGCTGTCGGCCTATGACATCAACCAGCTTGCCTTGCCCAACACCAGTGGGGCCTATGTCTATCGCAACACGGTTGTCCGTATGCTGGCCGACGATCCGCAGAACAGCGGGCGCGATGCGACCTTGCGCTATAATTCCGGGTCAAGCGGGATTGGCAACAACTTCATTGCCAAGAACTTCTATGAGGCGTTGAGCCTGTCGGGAACCTATACCGACAGCGGGAACGTCCAGCTAACGCGCGGTAGCACTTCGGACTATAACGCTAAGTTTGCCAGCCCGCCGACCTATGCGGGCGGTTCCGGCTCATGGCCCACAACCAAGGCGCAGGCGCTGGCAGCATTCGCCCCGGAAGCTGCGTTTGTCGGCACGGGCGCGGGCGGTTCGGACGGGTATCTAAATTACATCACCAACACGACCGACCTGACAATGGAGCCGGTCTACGCGGCTTTCGTGGACCTGACCGGACAGACCATTTCGTCTGCCGTTTCGTCGGGCTGGGTGCAAATTCTCGGCGGCCCTGCGACGGGTTCGATCTCGATCACGGGCGGCACGTATCAGTTTGCAGACGATAGCGCCGGGACCAACGCCACGGTCGCCACTTCGGCCAGCGGCACCTACACGCGCGGCAAGTTTGTGCGGATCAACCTGACCAACTCGGCCAGCGGTTTG